TATGACACGAGCGCAACGATGATGCAGTTGATCTACGGCCGTGTTCGAGAGGGCAGCGTGACCGCCCATATTCAAAATCACTACAACCAGGCTTTTGACCGGATCCGAATCGGCGAAAAGGTCTACAAGGCGGAAAAGATGCGAAAGCTGCGGTGCAAGCAGACGTTCGTGCTTACGGAGGTGCAGAAATGAGGCTATGTGTAGATACGAGAGGGTTGAACGAACTTCAGCGTAAATTGTTAAAAACGGCGGACTTGAATCGGGTGAATCAGGTTGTAAGGGTCAATACGGCGGAAATGCAGGGGCGCGCACAGGCTCTTTGTCCAGTTGACACCGGAAATTTGAAGCGTTCTATCAATATTGAAATGAAAGATAGCGGTATGACAGGTGTCGTTTTTGCGACAGCGCATTATTCCGAATACATTGAAAAAGGAACGCGATTCATGAAAGCCCAGCCTTATATGCAACCGGCATTCGATGCTCAAAAAGGGCAATTTATCCATGACATCAAAAAGGCGGTGATCAGCAATCTATGAGTCCACAACAAGAGTTATTTAGTCAATTTCGCGTAGCGCTTGAAAAAGCATTCCCCAATCGGGTATTCGATGGCGATCTACCGCCGGAGGGCACGCCGTACCCATTCATTTACATCGGCACTACGCAGGATTCAACTTCTTATCAGGTGAAAGGCGGATTCTTTGGCCGAGTTAGGATCACGATCCACGCATGGACGAATGACATTCGAGCAAGGGGTGACTTTTCCTCCTTGCTTTTTGGCATTCGTCGGATCGCGCAATCGGTTGACGCCTCACCGTCTTATGGATGGTGTATGTCAGCATCGGACGAAGAAGTCCTTCCGGACGATACGACCGCCGAGCCGTTGATGCATGGGTTGGTGAATTGTGAGTTTAAATATTGGAGGAAATAAGATGAAAACAAAAAATGAGTTCAACAAGGTCGAGAAACCGTTCGACTTGCAGATCTTTGCAGCGGAACCGGTGCAGGGGTCAAAAATTATGTATTTGATCCGTATCTTGGAAGACGCTGCCAAAGAGTCAGCGATGATTTTAGCCTTCCAAACCGAAGGCTCGACAAGCATTTCCAAAGATGCGGACAATGTTGTGACCAAATCCGGTTCGGTTCGCGTTCCCGGAGGGGCTGAAATTGAGATTTCGATGAACGCTCTTTTCGCCAAAGGTGACGAGAACGTTAAAAAGGTAAAAGCGGCTTTATTGAAAGATAAGGTCGTTGAGGTCTGGGAAATTAATACAGCGATCGAAGGTACGGGAGAGAATGCAGGGAAATACGAATCCTGCTACTATAACGGCTATATTACGGAGTTTGAACTGACCGCAAATGCGGAGGATTTTACTGAGTATTCTTTAACGGTCGGTGTTTTTGGCGAGCCTAAAGATGGCTACGCGACCTTGACACAGGAACAGCTGGAAGCGGCTCAGTACGTATTTAAAGACACAGTAGTTCAAACCGCTGCCGAGAGCAATTCATAAGGAGTCTTTAAACGACTCCTTTTTATTTTTAAAAAGGAGAAAAAATATGGAAATCACGATCAAAGATAAAGTGCACCAATTGCGGGCTACATTTGGGTTTTTAGCAGAAATCGACAGAGAGATGCTTGGCGAAACTTCCAAGAAGGACAACCCGACGATCGGGGCTGGAACAGGACTGGCACAGGCTGTAATCCAATGGCAGGAGGTTGGTGATATTTGTGCGCTGCGCGATATCGTTTACAGCTTATGCAATCACGAGGCCAAGGAAAGGCCGACGAAAAAGGACATTGAAGGCTATCTCGAATCTTGCGAAGACTTGGATATCTTTAGCGACGAGGTGATCAATTTTTTGTACAAAGCGAATGTCTGCAGGAAGGCATTGAAGAAAATGGCCGATCCGATGGGCGCGGCCGTGAAAGAGGAAATGGACAAGCTGAAACAGGGCGAGCTGAAAGCATAAGCGCCCAAGAGCTGATTGACGAGGTGGCAATCAACTGTTTTCGCTTTTTCGGCTACAACACAATGAAGCAAGCTCTCGACCTGGATATGCATGAATATCGCCTCTTGTGTGAAGCTCAGGCATTGAAAAACGTCGATCTCGATTATCGGATCCACGAGCTGGCTTACGCGAGCAACAAGGCTTCCTTGCGAGATAAAAAAGGGCGCCTGATCTACGCGAAATTCACGAAACTGTATGACTATGAGCGCGCGTTGGACCGCTTGAAAAAGAAGCAAACGAAGAAAAAGGAAATGTCACCACAGTTGGAGGCTTATAAAAGGTTTCTGGCTCAAAAGAACAAAGGAGGCGATGGATCATGAGTTCAACACAACATAAGATCGAGGCAATCCTTACCGCACGCGACGAAGGGATGACCAGGGCGTTATCACGGATCGAAACCGTATTGACGCAGTTGAACACAACAGTCAAGAAAATCGGCGACATCATGATCAAGGCGCAGGACAAAGCATCGCCAAAGATCGAAAAGGTTCAGGAGGCGGCAGAGGGGCTATCGAAAACCGACATCGAAACAAAAATCGAAGCGGTCGACAAAGCCACACCAAAAGTTGAAAAAGTAAAAGATGCAGCAAACGCAGTGGCTGCCAATCCGCCAAAGATCCCGATCGAAGCGACGGACAAAGCGACCAGCAAGATAGAAAAGATCAAAGCGACCGCTTCAAGTACCGCGAAAAAACCGTTCGAGATCATTGCAACCGTAAGAGACAAAGCAACGAGCAAGCTGGATTCGATCAAAACAAAAGCGGTGGCCATCGCTAAAAACCCGCATATCCTCGTTGTGCAAGCGAAGGATGCCGCGCGGAATGTACTTGACGGGATCAAAAACAAGCTGAAAGGTCTGCAGAAAGAGGCTGATAATACGAGCCGAAGCATGAGCGCCATTAAATTCGGCGCGCTCATGGAAGTCGGTAAAAAAGGTATTGGTTTGATCACGAGTCAATTTTCGGGATTCGTTGGAGAAATGAACAACTCAAGCAAAGCCTGGAAGACATTCGAGGGGAATATGAAGGCTTTTGGAGCTTCAAGCGGAGAGATCGAGCGTGTAAGAGGGACACTATCCAAATTTGCGACAGAGTCTATATATAGCGCTTCCGACATGGCTAGCACGTATTCCCAGCTTTCGGCGGTCGGTATAAAAAACTGTGACAAGCTCGTCACCGGGTTTGGCGGCCTTGCGGCAGCAGCTGAAAGCCCTCAGCAGGCTATGAAAACGTTGAGTCAGCAAGCGACACAGATGGCGGCAAAGCCAACTGTTGCCTGGGCGGATTTCAAGCTCATGCTTGAACAAACACCGGCAGGAATCGCCGCTGTCGCAAAACAGATGGGCATGACCACATCCGAGCTGATTTCCAATGTGTCAGAAGGGACCGTCGCGACGCAAGATTTCTTTGACGCCATTTCAGCTGTTGGTAACAATGACGCCTTCGGTAAAATGGCCACCCAGTATAAAGGTGTGGATGAGGCGATGCAGGGGCTGATGGAAACACTGCAAGTCAAACTTGCTCCGGCATTTGATAAGCTAAGCCAGGTGGGGATCGATGCGATTTCCAAGCTCGCGGACGTCATCGACAGCTTCTCTCTAGATCGGTTTTCAACGGTCATCAACAATGTTAAAAAGACGTGGGACAATTTCAAAAACGGATTTTTAAATACTGGCGCTATAGAGGCTGTAAAGGCCGCATTTAACGGTTTGGGGGATATGATCGGAAGGGTGGCTACCTCCTTGTCTGGCGATGCGGCGAATGGAGCGAAAACGTTCGGGGAAGTCATCGGATCGGTGGCGCGCTTTATTGCGGATGCCGTAACGGCTATCGCGGATTTAGATGCAAAAACAGGCGGAGTCGTCGGCAAACTCGCGGCTGGTGTTGGCGCCGTCATGCTTTTTGGCGGATCGTTCAATAGATTGAAATCCCTCGCATCTGGCGCTCTCGGAAGCGTTTTTTCTTTATTGAAAAAAGCATTACCGAATCCATTCAAAAAATTGCCATCGGGGGCAGCGCCGCCATTAAATCAAACAAAAAGCAAAGTGGCGCAATGCGTCGACTCCATTGGAAATATGTTTAAGGGTATTGGCACCGGGATCAGCACGGCGTTCAAAGGGGTCGGAAAAGGAATCAGCACGGCGTTCCGTGGCATTTCTTCGGCTATCTCTAGTTTGAATCCGGTTGGAGTGCTGGCATTTGCTGGAGTGGTCGCCACCCTGACGGCGGCGTTCCTTGCGTTGGCCGCGTGTAAAGATATCGTGTTGCCGTTCCTTCAGGGGCTGGCCGATATTATGACTGGCGTACTAAATACCGCAGTTCAAATTTTTGTGGAAGCGCTGAATCAGTTGGCTCCGATACTGCCAATCATCGCAGAATCATTGGCGAAGCTATCTCCATTAGTCACGGCTTTTGGGGAAGCGCTTTCGGCGGTAATCGAAGCCATTGGCACGGCTATCGCTACGATCGTTGAGGCTTTGACGCCAGTGATCGAGATCATCGCAAACATGTTCACGAATATCGTTCAGATCATCGCGAATGCGATTACACAAATTATTTCAGTATTGGCTCCATACATTCCGGAAGTAACAAAAATGGTGGAAGCGACCAGCCAAGCCGTACAAGCAATTTGCGACGCATTTACGAACCTCGTTAATCAAGTCAACCCAGCGTTGGAGAACTTGAGAAACATTGTTGAAACCGTAT